CCGCTACCAGGCGAACGCTCCCACCAGGCGTCCGCAGAACCATTGACCTTCTTGATAGTGGTGTTACCAGCGGAATAATACTCATACTGAGTACCTTCACCGGCAAAAGAGTAGGTGGTAGCGCCAAAAATCTCAATTTCAGACAGAAGGAATAACTTGTCTTGTGTAGTCTGAATGGAGGAAGAGTTATTACCGGCAGAAGTCCTCTTATTAACCGTCTTGATAACATTTTGCAGAGCTGCAGGGAGTTGACCCAGATAGGTACTCATACGGCCACGCATGGCAGAACTGTTCCAGCCACCGACATTCGTGTTAGAACTATTCATGTTTGCGGTCTGATTTAGGCAGTCTACCAGCTGGAAGGTAATACCTGCCATACCACCGGAAGTCAACTGGTCATGGTCAAAGCCAATGATTTGTACCTGATAGGTGGTGCCATTGATACTGACATTTTTCCGATCACCGACAGAAAAGTAGTTCTTGGCCTGACCAAATTGAGAACACAGAGCGATTTCAGACCAATCAGTTTCCTCCAAGGAACCGGTAATATTGAAGGGGTAAACATACACAATGCCAATAACTTCCAGCGTGTAAGTCTTAGTCTTCTGAGAGCCGCCGTAGGTGTACTGGATAGTCCAATCACCCAATTCTGCGGGATAGAGGACTGCTTCTCCACCGGAGGCCACAGCGGATAGAACAGTGTCACCCTTGGTCATAGTGACGGTGGTGCTGTTATCGGCGTAGACATGGCACTCAGCGGGAGAACCCTTCTGGCTCAAAGCATAAAGAGCGTCATTTACCGTGGGGTCATCCCCGTCCAGTTCCAGTGCCGCTTTTGTGGTATCATCCAAAAGATTTGCCTTGCTTAGAGGTGTTCCCACTACATCACAACCGGCGTTTGCACCGGTGGTGTCTGTGTTTAGAACAACATCTAAGTAGCCGTTTCCGGCGATCAGCTGTTGCCGCCATTCCTCGAAGGTAGCGGGCATATCGGAAGGTGCCCGAATAATACTGGACTTTCCGTTGCCTTTGATGGTGGTGTCTTTCATAGCGTTTCATGTTCCTCCTTTTTATTGTCCGCAGTACCGAACCCCCGTGTAGGGGAAGGGAGCGGTTGTTTGCGTCACTCGGTTGTCGATCATGAAAAGCAACTGCTCAATGTCGTTTGCCAGTTGATAGGTCATGTAGTCCATAGACCCAGGAACAGAAGGAGCATTTGCTGGTAGATTGAGTTTTGCTCTCAGTTTGGTCAGACAGGTTAGAAGGTTAGAGATTTGACTTTGTGTGGGCCAATCTCCCACCGCCCAATCTACCTTCGGGATAATGCTGTCATCGTAGATTGCCAAGTCCTTCATTCGATCTGCCAGATAGGAGATTGCCTCTCCAATTCGGTTGAAATCGGTAGCGTTATAGGCCCCTTTCATACCGGCCATGTATTCTGTTTGTTCTTCCGGGGTAAGGGCAGAAAGCCCTCCCCCGGTCAGAATTTTGTTTTTTAACTCGAATACACGGTCAACATCGGCTTGGGTTCGGTCAAAAATCAATTCATCAATAACACTCATATCAAGCCTTTCACCGTCATCTTTCCGCTCAAAGAGCCGTCAAAAGTGATTTCATCTACCAAGATAAGAGCGTCCATCTCGTCAGTGTAAAGGGTCTGCAAACCGATAATGTCACCCACTTCCATTTCCGGGTTTCCCCGGTAACTGGCTTCGTAGGTATTTCGCATTTGCAGATAATTTTTAACATGATCTGCAAGAGCCTGACACATCGTATCATTGGTGATAAGGGGGTTTTCCTCCTTGTCGATCTCGCCGGACTGAGCAACGGGGTAGGAAACGACCACCGAATTCTCAGTCAGTGTTTTTCCTGTGATCTTTACGGTCTTGGTGCCGGAGGATAACACCAAGTCCGCAGCTCTGGCGTAGATATTGGAAGAAACCAATGTTCCACCAGATACAGAAATTTGAACATCTTGTGCAAGACCAGAAAACTCAACATGAAGCTCAGTTTCGGTGGTCGTTCCCTCAAATAATGTGGAAGTATCATTGGAGGCCGTGTAAGAATACCGGGCAACTGAAACAGACTTCAATTCATCAATCTTGGAAATCTTCTGGCTGTTCTCCCCAATGGAGGTAAAATCTAAAGTGAAGTCAGTTTCCCGGTAATAGACCTTTGTGACTCTGCCTCTCCGATAGGGTAAGTTCCCGATCATGGTCACTTCAATTTTGGTACACTCGATTGCCAAATTGGAAGACACATACACTTCCACGGAGTCAATAGTGGCAGTCTGGGTATCAAGTAAAGTATCATCATGGTAATACTTCACCTGAACCGCACCTGGAAATTCGTCAAGAACCGTATCAAAGCGGATTGCCAAGACCGGAAGATCATGAGGCACATCAAAGGTCTTTGTAAAAATCGGGGGATTGGAGAAAGAGCCGTCCGTCCCCGTCATGGCCTCACTGATATAGCCTCTCTGACCGGCATTGCTGTCAGGCAGGATGATTTGATTTTCTCCGCCCAGCGTCCACCGGTTTAACTCAAAAGTGGCATAAGTGTTCTCTGCGGTATTTCCCTTATCTACCGTGTCCCACTCACTGAACCAAACATGGCCGTTATCGGCCCATGCGCCGTTGTATATGCCGATGACTGTAACCCCGAATGGTCTGATATGGATGATGTTGTCATCGTCCGTATAGAGGCGGCAACAGGCCGCATGAGCGATCAGCTGCAAGCAGTTCATGTGAGTCGATGGGGAGAGCCGCCGTAGTGAACATATCCTTTAGAGCTTCATCAATCTCCCAAGGATTTGTCCCCTGTTCCGTCAAGGTCAACCCTGCGTCCAAAAGCACCTCTTCCGCCATGTCGTAAAGGCTCTTGGAACCTAACTTGCTTTTGTAGAAAGTCCCGGTTAGACTCCCGATCAGGCCGGTGCCGTTGAAGGTGGCTTGATTGTTCTGTGCGCTGGGTTTGGCATTTAACACATAGTTATCTGGCTTCAACCACTCCACGGAGCCGTCCGGCAACTCATAGCCGAATTGGATTTCAATGGGAGAATTCTTATCCACATAGGCGTAGATACCAGCCGGGTTGTCTGGGTCATATTTGTGTTCATAATCCAAGATTGTGAACTGCATTGTTTCTGTCGGCAACCTCCGACTCAGAGGGTCAACATCATGCTTCTGCTGAGTAGAAACAATATCTTTGTTCACGAACTGAACATTCAGGCCATAAAGCACATTCTCCAATCGAGGTCTTCGGTAGGGCAAGCACCGGTCAAAGGTGATTGTCACCTTGTCTACTTCCGTGGCCGTGGTGGTGATCGTAGTCTGAACATTGGTAATGGAAACCGTCTGAGTGTCCACTACTTCTCCATTCAGGTAGAAATCAGCGGTTACTTCCAGCGGCCATTCCTGCTGTCTGGTGTCAAAGGTCAGGGTCAAGCCGGGGAAGATGTGCTTTAGGGAGAATTCCCGTGTAATGACAGGAGGGGTGTTAAAATTTCCCTCAGTGTCACTCATAAGGCTCGAAATAAAGCCGTCCTGCACAGCTTTCCCGGTAGGAACAATCAAGGTCTTTCCGTCCAAAGCCCAGCGGTTTAACTCTAAGGCGGCATAGGTATCTCCGTACTGATAGGCGTAATCCACCGTTTCAAATTCGGAGATACTTGCCGCACCATTGCTCTCCCACTCACCGTCCGTAGATGCGGTAGTGTCCACATTACCGAAAGTGATACGGACATAGGAACGGTTTCGGAGCACGGCTTTCATGCTGGCCTTATAAGCATTGCTGACTGACTTCATGCTCCTATCCCTCCTTAAAGCGGTTCTCCGCAGTCAATGAGATTAACTTTACAGTTAATGTAATCAATGGGTAACTGTGTCACAGGGTCAAGGTGGAACGGCTCTGCGGTACGATCTCCTGGGTACATTTTCCGGGTAGTCCATGTGTTGTTCACCATATCCGGGTAACTGACTGTCACATAGAAATTGGAGAACTCCTTCAAAATGGCAGACCACTGTTCCGCAGTCAGGTAAGCCCATTCCAAATTGTTTAACTTCTGCTGTTCACGGCCAACTACCTGCCCCACTACAACGGCATTTGCATTCCGGGCGGAGTCTACTATGGTAGCGACCATCATTTCTAAGCCCCTTCGGGGGCAGGGATATTCACGACCATTGATCTTGATAAAAGCTGCCATATATCCCTACCCCCTTAGTAAGCGTTTGAGAATGCTCCGCTGTTCACACGGACACCTCTGTTTCTGCTATATCGGTCATAAGACCGGCCAATCACATCATCACCGATAGACACGGACAAGTCCTTATCCTCAATGATATTCATGAGTGCGTAGATAGCGGCAATCACGCCATCATTTGCATTTGCCACACCAGCGGAAATACCCTCCACAATCTGGTCATTATTGGCTACTGCCGTTCGATTGCCAATGGCACCAACCATCTCAGCACCGGCCTCCCGAGCGATAAAGAGTTGACCTTCATCAACAAAACCGCCCTGGGCCATATACTGAATTCTGTCGAGCTGGATTTCACTGAAATAACTCAGGCTAATACCAGTAATCCAAGCAACCGCATTGATCGAGCGAATAACATCGTTCAAAGCGGAAATGGCATTGTTCATGCCCTTCTCCATGACGGTCAAGACGCTGTTCCACTGGATGATTGTGGTGTTCGTCATACCCCTCCACATGGAGTACCATTCACTGGAAAACTCGGTTTCAAAGGTGGTGTAACCCGTCATGAACTCTGTCTGCCAAGTAGTCCAAGTGGTGGTCATTTGCGTCCACATCGTAGACCACTTAGTAGTAGTCTGCGTGGAGAAGGCGGTCAGGCTGGCTTGGAAGGTGGTACTGAAAGTGTTCCACCCGGTAGTCATCTGCGTCCACCCGGTAGACCAACCAGTTTGAAGGGTGGTCATCGTGGTAGTCCATGTGGTGGTCAGCGTAGTCCATGTGGTGGTCAGGTAGGTGCTGATCGTTGTCCACTGAGTAACAGTCACAGTGTAGATGTTCAGCCAAGTAGTGGTAGTCTGGGTCTGAATGGTGGTCAGCATGGTAGTGTAGGTCAACTGAATTCCGTTCGTGATCGTAGCGAAACTCTCATTCAGTAAACCGGCCTGACTATTCATGCCGGACGCAAAGCCAGTCACCAGATTTACGCCTACCTCCTGCATATTGACAAACATAGCACCGGACAGAACCACGGCCTCTCTGTCATTCAACAGGCTCTCCAACTGGTCAATGAGGGCGGAATACTGAGATACCAAAGATACCGCCTGACGCAGTTCCGGCACAGCGATTAACAACTGCTCATTCAGGTTTGCGGTGTCCGTGGCAATATCAGCAACATCATCTGCAAAATCCCCGATGGGGTTTCCTGCAAACAACTGTTGGAACCCACTCACAATGCTGTCCCAAGTGATACCGCCCATCGAGTCAGTGTAGGAACCGATCTCTCCGGCGAAGGTGGACATGAAATCCACGAAGTTAGACATATTCACCGTGAGAGCCGGGAGAACCCCGTTCACTCGGGTCAATGCCGGGGACAGATTGAAGGTCAACTCGTCTGCCACGCTGACAAGGCTTGCGGTAAAGGCTACGAATGCCGCCGCCAACTCTACCAGAATAGCAGTACCAAGACCCACAGCTACCGGGAGAAGCCCCACACTGGCAACCGTAGCTGCACCCAGAGCCGCAGTCACTACACCAATGCCAACCAGAAGCCCGGTGCCAACACCGATACCGGTAGCAATCGTTTCACCGTTGTCGATAACGGGTTGCCATGCCTGACCAATCTCGTCAAGGCCCTTACCAATGGCCCAGACCTCTACGACAAATAGGCCGGTAGCAACACCCAACTCCAACAGGATAGCCGTGCCAAGGCCGATATTGGTAGCAATGGCTACTCCACCAGTACCAAGGGCATAGGCGGCAAGGCCGACACCGATCAGGAGGTCAGTTCCGAGGAAGATAGCCGTAGCAACTGTTTCTCCATTCTCAATGACCGGCCCCCAAGCCTTACCAACTTGATCTAACTCAGCACCAAGAATAGCGATTGCTCCAACAATTAGGACTGCCGCCGCAGCTACTTCGGCTACTACGACAAGACCCCAACCGAGACTTTGTGCGAGGCTTTTCAGTGTACCATTAAGGCCACCACCCGCACTATTACCCATGGCATTTGTCACTTCCTGTAAAGCGGTAGAAGCACTCGTAACAGCCTTTCCCGCACCAATTTTGGAAGTGATTTGATTGATTGTACCGATAGCGGTCAAGAACCCACCTACCGTCAGTAGGAGGCCAGCGGCCAACTCTACCTTATCGACTCCGCTCCAATCCCCTGTACGAAATGCCTCCATAACATCAGCCAAATTCCGCACAATCAGGGTAATGCCAGTGAGAGCCAATCCGCCCCCAGTCAAGACAGGATTATTGGTCAGAAGACCAATGCCGCTCAGGAAGATACCGAGATTTCTGACAAGGTTTGTTGCGTTGTCGAAATTAACCCCGTTGTTGACCATATCAGAAATGCTCGATACGATACCACTCAGGCCAGAGATAACCAGAGAGGCACCGGCCAGTTTTACATTTCCGAGGGCCAAGAATGCTACGCCAAGCCCCTCTGCAAAACCGCTGATTAACTGCGTGACATTCGTGAGATTGGGGCCGTTATCCAAAATATCCTCAATGGCTTCCTTGATCTTGTCCCATCCATCCAAGAACAGTCCAAGGCCGGTAATTGCGAAAGTAATGTTGTATAGCAGGTTCTTACCCTTCAATCCCTTCACGGTATTAAAGAGGCCGAGAATTCCATTCGCAACTTTCCATTGCAACATAGCCGTTCCGATAGCCGCCGCAGTTTCCAAAATCTCAGCCATGTTGTCCTTAATCCAGGTAACAAAAGGCTCCATCTTAGCCCTGATCTCGTCAATCCGGGTAGAAACAGCGTCACCGAGGAAGTCATACTCAGGAAGCTCGAAGTCAAAACCGCCTCCCCCACCGGCTCCAATACCGGAACCAGCACTTCCGCTGTCAGGAGAGAACACATTCAGTTCATCAAACCCGGCGGTGTACTGCTTCAACTTCTTAGCCGCTCCCGCAGCTTCATCCAGACTATCAGCCATATCACCGGCTCCGCTGGCTCCTGCCGTAATACCGGAGTAGTCAACCTCTGTCAACTCAAACCCAAATAGGGAAGCGATTGCGTCAGCGATCTCCCGGATGACTTGAACAACAGCGATAGCGTAGGGAAGGATAGCATTCAGGGCCGGGATAAAGATGTTACCGATAGACCGTGCCGCCATGTTAAACTGAGCCGACAGAACACGGAGCTGATTGGCCGGGGCTTCCAAGGTTCTTGCCAAATCCCCCTGAGCGGTAGTCACCTGAGTCATAATAGCGTAATACCGCAACTCGGCCTTCTCAGCCTGAGTCATAGACATAACGCTCTTATCAATTCCAAGGGACAGGGCGGTTGCTTCCAATCTGGCCTGAGAAAGATCGTAACCAAGACGGCGCAACGGCTCCAACTCACCGGAGATACCGGACTGTAACTTTTGCATTGCGTCCTCAACAGAGATGTTGAAGAAAGAAGACAGATCATAGCCCAGCTGAGTCAGGTTCTTACTCATAAGGGCCGCTCTTTCTGCTGTGTCACCAAAACCGGTCAGAAGGGTATTGAACACACCCTGATTTCTAATCCAGTCAGACAGGTCAATACCCAGAACCTCACTTACGGTCTGCCCGTAGTTAAAGGCTTCCTGAGCATATTCACCCATAGCCACAGTGAACAGATTTAAGTTCTCCTGATACTCATTGGACTTTGTGATAGCCGTGCCGATCATAGAGGCCAACCGACTCAGGCCATAAATCATCGTGCCGAATTTCAGGCCCTTTGTAACCTTTCCCCATACGCTGGTACTATTGGTAGCCCGTCTGACGGTATTGTTGTACTGCTCTGTGCTTCTAATCAGCCTTTGAATTCTCGAAGGAAATGCGGAAAAGCCATTGGACACCTTCTGCATTTCATCTGCAAAGGGCTTCATGGCTGCGGCCAGTTCCTTCATCTGCTGGGTAAACTTATCAATGTCAGCCTTTTCCAGTTCCTCAATCACGGTGGGGAGCTTTCTAAGCTGATTGATGAAGGTGGTCATATTGGCCTTACCCAACTCAGACAGGGGGCGCAAACCATCAGCAAGGGTTCTGAGTTTATCGCCATCCGTCCACCGGACATTTGCCAGAGCCGCATTCAGGGCATTTAACTGATTGGCAATGGAACTGGAAATCTTAATATTTTTGGCCGACTCCAAGGCTTTCAGACCCGTAGCGATTTGAGTCAGCTTCTTGGACACATCCCCACTGTTCAGACCGGAAAGGGCATTCTTTAATTCCCGAATACTCTTACTGGTAGCATTCAGGCCGGTAACACTAGCACCGGTAGCACCCTTCAAACCGCTCAGAGCCTTTTTAAGATTGTTAATCCCGGAAACAGCACTCTCACTGTTCTCCTGAATTTGAAACTCTAAGCCCTGAATTTCAACATTATCGGCCATTTACTCCACCACCTTTCCCCTGAAATTTCTTGTTGAACGACATTGCGAACATCTGCATATAGGCTTTTGCTTTATCGTCCTGTTTCTTCTCCTTGGTCTTCTCTGCTTTCTTGTCTTGCCTCACATTCAGTTCAAAAGGTTGCTCAGGATAAGGCTGGGGTTTTGCACCCTTCTTCGCAAAGGCCCGAAGGATGGGGGCTAGATTTCCTATTGCCTGATAGACATACATTCCTTGCAACCATGCGTCCTGATTTTTCAAATCCTGACGAATACGAGCCGCTTTCCGGTAATACTTCACCAGATCACAGTCCATCTCCCAGAACTGTTCGTAAGTCATTCCGATAGCAAGATAGTAGGGAAAGACCTGATAGAACTTTTCCGTGTAAGCGAAACGGGGAGCGGGGCGATCACCGCCACCGCCCCCCGGTCTGCTGGACAGCGACTCGCTTACCAGTTCGCCGTCCAGTCCATGTTTCCCTCGTCACCATTCTGCTCAGGCTCTTCCATGAGGGACAGAATGGGTTCGTTATACATCTCCACCAGCTTAGGCAGAAGCTCGTCTTTACGGGGCAGACGGGCATAAATGCGGTCAACCACATCTTTCTTGACCCAACGGTGGTGTGCGAGGAATGCACCAGCAAACAGGGCCGGAAGCATGGTCATGGGCTTACGGTCAACATCTTCTGCGATAAAGCCCTGCTTCTCCATCGTTTCAACGGTCTTGCGGGTGTATTCCAGCGTATAACTCTCGCCGGAAACGGGGTCTTTAATTGTCAGTGTCTTAGCCATGATAAATCCTCCTTATCATTCAGGCCGATTGTGATTACTCAGCGGAGAAAGTGATCGGGGTGGAAGGGGCAATGGAGATGTTCATATCCACAACCTCATTCACGCCGCCGCCCACGGGATAGACGGACAACTGACCGTCAAACTCGAACTTGCCGTTAGAACCATCGGGAGTCACGACACCGCCGCTCTCCTGACCGCCAAACCAGACAGCATAACTCTCCGTCTTACCTTCCAGAGCCTTGAGCGTCTGGAAATCGGTCATATCATAGTTAGCGGTAAAGGACAGACCATCGAGGGACTGAATACCGGCAATATAGGTCTGCATATTGTCAGACAGCGTGGTAGTTTCCAGCATTTCAGGCTCACCGCCCAGATCAGGAAACTCCTTAATGTCAACCAGCTTCTCATAGGTGTCATCACCGGCACCCTTCTTCATCAGAAAGACCTTGTAAGTGCTAATTGCCATTTCTGTTACCTCCTGTAAAGATTTACACCATCTGTTTCAGCCCGATACCGAGCCACCAGACGGTAAATTGTGGCATTCTCCAAATTGGGAACCGGGGAAAGGGAAATGCGAGTGAAGTTACGCCGGTACATCAGATCATCAATGACCTTCATAATGCTCCGGCACTGTGCCTTTTTTCCAGAAGACTTATTGGAGTAGACATTCACCTCATACATAATCGTGGCAAACTCTTCACTGTCACTGGTACTCAGGTGAGTAAGTGTAGGGTAATTGTCCTGCTCCACAATACTTACATGGGGAAAGGAGGAAGGGGCTTTGACATATTCCCCGCTTGTGTCAATACCCGGAAAGGCTTCTCGAAGAGCTTCGGCAATCGGTGTATAAATCTGATTTTCTACATCAATCATCGAAACACCTCCTGAGCCAACCGGGGTAAAATCCCTTCCAAATACTTTACGGTTTCATACATGGACATATTGGCCGGGTTGCCGTGTGTGAGGACTACGGTATTCCCGTTCGGTTTGGTGTACTCAACACCATTCGTACCGGCTTCACCGTAGTAGCCCCATGTCTGTTGCTTGCCATGACCGGCTCCATACTCACCACGGCGCATACCATGTTCCGCAGCTTCCGGGTGATTGTCTGGGTAAACAACACCGGTGCCGAACTCAATGAAGAGGACAGAAGCACCAACAGCGACAATCGCTCTGGCTTCGGTTGCTCTCTGCTCAACAGACACAGAAACATCATTCGTTCCGTCATATTCCGCTTTCGCAAAATTAGCCGAAGCAACAGACAATCCCTCTTGGGCCAGCCGGTCAAGCAGGATATTCGCACGGGTTTTCAACCAGTTCTGATAGCGTTCAAGCTCCCGAATGGCATTGTCAATCCCGGCTACGGACAGGGGTACTTTAATCGTTTTCACGATACCGTCACCTTGCTTATAGCGTAGGAGATGGAATTCAGACTCTTTGCCACACGCCGCACGATGTAGTCATAGAGGGGATTTCCGTCAGCGTCATACTCCGGCTCTTTATCGACAAACAGCACGGTATTTTCATCAATGGGGCAAGAGAGATCGTCAGTAACAATCACCTTGTCATAAGAGATGAAATTTCCAAACTGCTCAACCTGAGCCGAACCGGTAGCCGCCGACACATTATCCCGCCGTTGGACAGCGGCCTCATAGACTACACGGCTATCTCCTGTTTCATTGCCGTCCTCGTCCCGAACCGGTTCTTTCTTGTCATAAAGCAAGTACCAATAGGACGATTTATTACGCTCCATGATCTTCATGAGGTAGAGTCCCCCTTGATAACGCTGGCAAAGGGAACTATCTCACGCAACAGGGTAGGCGGTACATCTCCATCCTCATAGGAACGGGAAATGCCGTTCTCACTGTGCGCCGTTTCTCCCTCCGCACCACGCTTATTCACAAGGTAAGCTGCGATCTCCACTTGATTGAAGTCATATCGAGGCGGAACGGTGGTCACGGTATCGTCAAAAGGGTAAGCTCTCCGGCAAACCTTATTTGCGGCGATAGAAAGGTAGACAGAAAGCATGGCTTCATCTGTTTCTCCGGTCATGGTCTTCAACATGGACAGTTTCTCAGTGTCAGTCATGATTTCTGTCATCCCTTTCTATCAAAATTTCTCTTTAACCCGCAGAGCCACCAGGGAAGTCAGCCGCATTCGCCACATACACGCTACGGCTGTAAGTGGGAGCGGTGAACTCGGTAGAGATACCGGTGAACTTGCCGTGATACCACTCGGGGCCATGGTCAAGGCCGATCTGACCGAAGAGCTGATACTTCTCACCGGCACCAACCTTGGCAAGAGGCTCCAAGAAGAAATTGCCCTTACCGGGAACAGGCTGATAGACGGGAGCGATCACATTCAGGTCAAGAAGCAGAGCCGTACCAGCGGGAAGACACTCACCAAGGTACAGGTACACAATGCCAATGGGAGTAACCACACTGGACAGGGCGATACCGTTGATCTCCCGAGCGGTGGGAACTACGGTCAGACCATTCTGCACAGCGTCAGCGTTAACCTGAAACATAGTTACAGCATCACACCACAGGCACAGACCATCGGTAGGAGCATTGGCACCGTAAATCTTCTTCACCATGTCGGCAATATCCCACAGACCGAGAGGCTTACTAGTCATAGCGGTAACATTGGTGGTAATGGCCTCTACCAGTCCACGGGTCTTGTTCACGGTAGAGTCAGAGGTGGCCTTGTTGTAGGTTCCCTGGATAAAGGTGAACTCAATATCCCGGTTGATCTTCTGCATCTTAGCTGCAACCTGAAAATCAAGCTCGTTGATCGGGTTAGCCTGCTGACCGGCCACATTCAGGCCGCTCAGAGTACCCATATTGGACTGCTTGGCATAAGAAATGCCTACGGACTCCTGGAAAATCTGAGTCACATTAGTCTTCTGAGTCCGGGTGACAACGGTAGCGTCAGGGGCAGTCAGGGAGGCAGTTTCACTGATAGAGGGCTGTGCGCCGCCTCCGGTGGTGTACTCCTGACCAGTAACGAACTCCACATGATTGGTGGTCTTCGCCCTGCCGCCAATAATGGAGGACAGGGGGCAACGGGTATTGCCCTTATTAAAGAGCATCCCGGAGTAGTTCAATACTCCAAAACTGGTAGCCAGAGTATCAGGCATAATTCATTCTCCTTTACTTTCAAGATTTGTTCTGTTCAGCCTCTTCCTGCGCTCTCAGGCGGTTATAGTAGGCAACAGCGGCCAGATCACCGTTCTTCTGCGCCTCTTCGATCTTCTTATCGTAGTCAATCTCACCGCCACCAGAACCAGCACCAGGAGTAGGCTTAGGAGTCTTCTTCAAAGCATCAGCTTTGACCTTTTTCGCATACTCTTCGAGGAACTTGCTCTGATTGGCAAAGACCTTAGCACTGTCACCATCGGCAAGAGCCTGAGCGGTTTCCTCAGCCAGAGCTTCATCGTAGCCCTGAGCAACGAACTTGGCCTTATACTCCGAAACGGTCTTACCCTTACGGAGATCGGCAAGCTCCTGTTCCATCTGAGCCAGTTTGTCAGCGTCCTCCTGCTTCTTCTTTTCCTCTTCGGACAGAAGAGCATTGTGCTTACGCTTCCACTCAGCGGCCTCAGAATTTGCCTTGGAAAGAGCGTTCTTCTGCTTTTCCAGCTCTGCGGCGTTATCCTCGTACTCAAAAGCCTCCAAAGCGGCGAGCTTCTGTTCCGGGGTCATATCCGCATAACCTTCAATCAAACTGGTGTCAATCTTTGCCATAACAAATACCTCCTGCGTTTAACAAGGCTGTTCCCTCAGCACTATTTTCCGTTTTTGGTAGGGTTTTCTCCCTTTTGCGTTTTTAGGTCTTCACTGACCATTTCAAGCCTTGCGGCATTAAAATCAAAAACAAAACGGGCTATCGGCAAGAGCGTTTCCACTCTCACCAATAGCCCGTAATGGCTGTTACCGTTATCTCGCTATAACGGCCTCATATTTCTTTTTACTGGCTATTTCCCAAAGAACCAGCCTCCCATTTCTCACGGCAAGTTCAACACCCTTACCACGGGAAAGGATTTCATTCATCGCCCGAACTGCCTCCGGTGTCACCAGAGCCGGACTTTTGACCTCCGGGTTCATTTCCTCCATCCCCTCCATCCGGGTTCTGCTTAGAAGCAAGCTCTAAGGCTTTCTTCTCCTGCTCCTTTGCGTACTCCATGCTCATGTTGTAGGCAATCTGGGGGTCAGTGAACATACCACAATGAGTAAAGGCCAGCTGCGGAGCAATCTTGGAGTTATTTAGCATAGCGATCAGGACATTCGCCTTTTCGGTAATGTTCTCATAATTGCGGCGGGTAAATCGGATTTCCACCGCCGATAACTTCAACTCCAAGTCACCAAGATCACTACAAATCCGAAGCAAGAGCTTTAAGAACTCTTTCTCAGACTTCTTGAACATCAATTCGCTATCCTTGGCTCTGGCCTCTGCCGCTGACCAGCCATCCCGCATGATTACCGCAGAACCGGTATCACTGGTAGAAGAACCGCCATTTCGATTTGGCATTCCGCAGATCGTAAGGACAGTATCATACATATCGTCCACCAGTGTTTGGGTCTGGGACTGATTTAACTCGGCGGTCAAATATTGGATTTCTGCCTTTAGAGAGGGGTCAATATCCTTAAACTTGATTGCGCCCTCTTCCCGCAGCTCTTTATAATCCTCGGAGGTAATGTCCACATTATGGAAAAGCATAAGAGCCTGAATAAACTGCTCCACACCATCCAGCCGGTTAGACTCTACCGTATTGATAGCGTCCAACAAAGGAAGAACAATCTCAAAGGCACCCAGGCGAGCATTGTTCGCCGGATATTCTATAATGGGAATACCTAAAACTTGATCTTCACTCCGAAGAATATTCCAAGTATTGGTGATCTCAAAAAAGTGATTGTGCGTGTAGCAACTAAACAGGAGAGTACCGTCTTCCAATAGAACATACTTCACGGCCATCTTAGCCGGGGTTCCGAGGGAAGTGCCATACACTACAAACGAATACCGAGGGTCAAGAGTGAAAATCTCAGCGGGGCATTCGTCCTCTTCAACATTAGCCTCAGCATCAGGAAGAACCATGCGGTAGGAAGTACCGGCAATGTGCGACCAATCTGCCAATTCCTTATCCTTAGCCGCTTTATCCTCGGCAAGCATATAGTCATTCAGTCTGGTCACACTGTCGGCAACTGCTTTATCGTCACCACGAGCAACATACTGAACCGGCTCACCCATTAGATAGCCAACTTTGAAGGAAACAATCTCATTGGCCCGGTTCTCAACCACAGTGTTGTTGATTTCAGGCCGTACTTCTTTCTTCCGGTAAAGAATGGGCTGATCTCCCTTATAGTACCGATAAAGATAATCAATCTCGGCTCGGTTTTGAAGGTGAATGGTAAGTGCCTTTTGCAGAACACTCACAACATTTCCATCCGTGATTTCCTCTACATCTGTATAAATCACTCTACGACCGCACAGAGGCTTCATTCTGCAAAGACACCTCCCCTCTACCTACTTCATCACTGTTCATTATACAGAATACTCCAATGCTTGTCAATGCCTAATCTTTCAGAATACCATTGGAGAGGACAAAAGTCAAAAATTTCTTTTAACAGGGCCGCTTGAATACCTCAATTTTACTCCCGGTCAGCATTCGAATTTCATTTTCCAGCAGGGAAAGGGAGTCCGGTGCATCATCGTGGGGAACCTTACCGCTTCTGGTGTAAGTGGTCAATTCCTTCATGAAATTCCAATACTGGCTACCCCGCTTATAGGTGGAAGGGTGCTTGAAGTAAAAATTCTTCTTGATATTATCAGATGCAAACTCAATTCTGGTCTGCTTATTTGAAATCGTCCTCTTTGTCCGAATGCCAATCGAGTACCCTTGCTGACGAACGATCTCCGCTACATCTCTGGCATAATACTGACCAGCGTTGTTTGCCTCGAAGGTGGCCGAAGCGACTTTGTTCGAGATCAGGCACTTAGCGCACTCCGGTTTTGTCACCTCAGCGGGAGCGTCATCAAAGACTACATCGACAATGTAGACCTCTGTACCATAAATGACCGCTACCGGCATAGAGGTGGAGTCAGAACCGCTCTCAGCGGTATCACCTACGGCAATAATAGTGTCCGGCTCTCGATCAGGGGGCAACTCGAAGAAATAATTCAGTTCATCTTTGTTGAACAAAAGCCCCTTTGCCTCAAAAGGCTGTTGCTGGAACTCACTCTCAAACTGTTCCGCAGACAGAAGTTCCCTCTGCTCCCGGAAATAAGCCGTGGTAAACACTTTCTGTCCTTCACGCTCATACTCATAATTGCTTTCGTCAGTGATCGGGTCAAGGGCGGGAATTTCAATAGCTCTCCAAGACCATCCCTCTCTCTGGGCGTGTTCCTGAATACGACCAATGGGGTCATAGATGGAGTACCGAGTACCGGTGAAGACCATGGGAGTACCTTCAATAGCACGGCCCATAATATCACCGGAGATTACTTCCCATTTATCATCGAGCCGCTGACGGTTCTTTGCCTCTTCACGGCCCTCCACACAGTCATCAAGATAGAGAACATTGGTGGCCTCAGACAAACCCACCTGCCGAGCGTCAATAGAGCGGCACATGATAGTAGGGAACCGGGACTTGGATTTCAGATTGATAATCTTTGTGTCTGCGCCGGTCTGCACCAATCGGGACTCTGGGAACACATCATAGAACAGATACTCATTGGGGGTAGTCAGATATTCCAGACACCCATTGTAGAAGCTCTTTACAAGGTCATCTCCCGTTCCTTCCATCAGGGTTGACCGGTCAGGGTACTTCCCAGAGAGCATATTAACAAAATTGATACCAGTTTGTGACTTCCCGGCTCTTTTCGGCATGGATATTGTCAAAAGACGCAGTTTTCCATCAAGTACATCTTGGAAACCCTGCACCATGGGTTTCAGGTAGTGCCGTCTAGGAGCGTAAAAACGCTTTTCCGGTTTCCGATCAAGCTCGATATAGGTCATGAAAGCGTCAAACTTATAGGGAGCGTCAAAAAGAAGACTTTTCCTCCACGCCTCATAGAACTTATCAGCCTCTTTCGGAGAAACAAGGTGTAGTTGTCTGGCACAGAGCCTCCGCAGCTCACCATTCAGGTTATGTGCACTCTGAAAATCTTCTTCCTCCCACTGACGGCACAGAGATAGCAAGTCAACATAGGCCGTGTGGTCATTCGGCTTATTTTCGATATATCTCTGAATGCCGTCTGCGATCTTACGATAATCCATAGAACATCACCTCAAATCGCTCCTGCCGCTCGAAAGGCCGCATAAATCTTCGGAGCTTGACAAGCGAACCAATCAACCATTTCCTCATTTTGCGCCCACTCGCTGTTTTCGGCTAAACCGCTTTCAAACAGAAATGCGTGAATAATCTCATGTCGAGTGACTTTTTGCTCCTGCACCTCTAATCTGGCTTTTGAACCTTCTACACCTCTTTTGTAATTCTCCACAACGATCTCTTTTGTAGTTTCATCACAGAAGCCGTCACACCCTTCAAGCCTTGGCTCGGCCTGTTCAGTGACAAGGTTAACGGTGTACTCTGTTCCCAAAATATTTACTACCATAATGACCTCCAAAAAAATAAGGGCTACCGGATTTCTCCGATAGCCCGTAGTGGCTGTTACTCTTTCCTGTTGAAAGAGCCTCACTGATTTTCATAAAACATGGGAGTGTGGTCAAATTCTTCTGCAATGATCTTGTCTACATCAAGCATCATCTGACGGGTATTGGTGCAACCTCGACTGGTATCGTTCTTCGCAGCTACAACCTTCTTGACCCACTCATTCAATCTCTCTTCCAGCATAACAATTCCTCCTGTAAATTACTTTGCAGATTGCATATAGGCTTCCTGGATTTTAGCCGCCTCTGCCAAATAGACCTCTTGCAGTTTACTACCCCATTCCTGATATTCCTCATTGGTGCCATCACCGGAATGCAAATAGATATTTGCCATCTCCTGTGTACCCTCCATGGAAATTTCAGCGAGAGCGGACACTTTTTCATTGCAGATCGTGGCAAGCCCTTCAAGACCTTCGGTATTTTCCGCAGCTTCCGCATTATATTCCTCAATCAGTCCAGGAGTGGCCTCTTGAAGTTTTACGGTGTAAGCATCCAAAATTTCCTGATAAGAAGAATATCCTGTTTCCTCTTCAACCGGCTCTTCATCCGCTACCGACTCTGCCGGTTCGCTCGATTGTTCAGAAGAAGAGGTATCATTCGTGGCAGGAGTAGAAGTATTTCCACAGGCACACAAGGAAACGATCATAAGTAACACCAACAAGGAACATACCCTTTTCATATTCAACCAACCTTTCTCACTCTATCATACCATGTAGGACGGCTAATTCCAAGCTGACGGCAAGCGTCATTCACAGTAATCAGCCCTTCTCTCTGTTGCCGGACAAGAGCCTGAAACATCTTGTCATCCATCTTACAAGCAGGACGGCCAAACCCTCTTCCGGTCTTGCCAGACACCTTCCGGCCATTCACTACCGGCATTGCAGCTATGCCCTCAGCCTGACGCTTCCTGATCTTCTTCCGCTCCTGCTCGGCCATGGCTCCCATTACTTCAATCAGGATATTGTTGACCATCTCGCCAATCCACTCCTGACCGTGGAAATCAATCAGCGTGGTAGGAACATCAAACACACGGACAATAATACCATGCTCCTTGAACCACTCCAACTCAGCCTTGATCTCAGCTTTGTTTCGGCCAAAGCGGTCTAATTCCTCCACTAGAATTTCATCTCCGGGAACCAGAATGGCCTTTAACTCTAAGTAATGCTCCCGATTGAAATTCTTGCCACTTTGTTTGTCTGTGTAAATATGGTCATCTGAAAGAGAAGGGTCAAACTTTTTCAGTGCCGCTATCTGACGGGCAAGGTTCTGATCTCTAGCCGATACTCGGGCATATCCATACCTCATGACTCTTTCTCACTTTCTGAGCCAAGCAGGGCATTCAGATCATACTTGGGGTCTTCTTTTTGGTCAATTACAATCTGGTCAGCTCTGCGGACACCGGGCTTCCGCTCCTGAATTACAATCTCATACCCAAGAGCGGAGAGCATTTCCACGGCACTATTGAAGGATAGGTTTGTGCTTCTCAGACGAGAACTGATTTCATTACCACGCTCTTTTCCGAGAGCCTTTGCCATGGTCAGGAGGGATACATTCTTGGTCTTCATCAGTTCTCGAATGGCCTTGTTGATATACATGGTGTTCACCTCTTTCTGTGATGACTACATTCTACACTGAATTTATTTTGTTGTCAATAGGAAGTTAAAAATATTTTGTTACTGAATAAGATTAGTGCTTTAGGATAATGCCTTTTTATTTTTGTCGGAATTTTCGGCACTCACCCCGCCCCGTCCCTGGCTCGTATATCCCCCGCCCCGGTTCGGGCAGATCAGCCATACAAAAAGAAAAAAACCTTGATTTTTTATAATCGTGCCCCGGTCAAAATCAATTTCAAAATCAAGGAAAATTTTGATTGAAAATTCTTGCAGCTTGCAGATCATACCAGAGGGAACACAATAAAAGCCCTTGTAATAGGCCATACAAGCCCACACAAAAGCCGTTATATAAAAGGGCAGTATCAGGACATAGGAAAAGCCCCTTGCAAGACTCACACGGCCTTACAAGGGGCTTTATTATTTGTTCTTTCTCATACAATCATATACCACCATAACAGGGAATAGAAGCAACGCCACAAGCACCATATTACACCGCCTTTTCTACCGGCTGAACCTCGAACAGCTGCAACCATAAACCGCCGATAACATACCCACAAAATACCGTTGTTCCGTCCTTCTTGTCCTGGTACATTTTTTCCACATGGGAACGGCAAAGCCTCTCACAAAGATCTTTCCGGGGATGTTTCAATCCGTGGTATGTTGTGCCGTACTGGTCAATAGCCATATACATTTTCATGTTATACCCTCCTTAAAAAATCCGAAACAGGTTAGAAGAACGGGCTAGAATGACATAATAACCGCCGTTCACATTGTCCCAAATCAAGCCGCCATTCAACCCGTAAATACCACGGCTGAAACCTACTTTTGTATAACTGGCCGGTATCTTTTCCGGCTCTGCCTCTGTCAGATCAACGGCCAAGCCAAGCCGCACGAACTCCCGTAACTCTTTCTTTGTGTACTGTTTCATTTTTCCGCCGCCCCTCTCTTCAATTCCCTATAAATTAAGTGTGTCAAAAGCTGTTCCGCTTCTGGCTCTGTATATTGTGCCTTTTCCCGCTCTGACTGTTCCAAGATTGCGCCCAGATCATCAACGGCGGAACGGTTATAGTAATAGCAAGTATCAAGGACAGAGGGCAAGCCCTGCGCCCATTCTGTAAAAACTTGCTCGTTTGTGTACCCTTTCCGGCTCTGGTATTCCGGGGAATATGCTTTTTCCTCTGCATGGACGGCCAGAATAAACCGGGCCACATTGGGGAAGTTACAAGGGCCGGTAAAATCATACCCGCACGGGTCAAAATGGTCTAAAATGTATTGCCGGATATTCTGCCGGGCCTCTCTTGTTGTTGTCTTCATAATTAAACCGCCTTTCCCATTCTCCGGCCCATCATGGCCCGGTAACTTTCTTCTAAGGTCATATCCGGCCCCGGCTTTTTCGATGCTTCTTCCACTTCCTGAGCCGTCCACCATGCCTTACCGCCGCCCGGAATGTCGTACAGCTGCAAGAAGCTGTTAATATGCCGGATAGTGGTAGGAGAAGAACCGCCCCACATTCTAACGAACTCTCCGCCGCTTGTAATTCTGCAAACCCTTGTATTATAGGATTGCAAAACCTTTTCCCCGTTGTCTTCTTCAATAACTTTTGCTTTACCGTAAAAGGATTTACGGCCATCAAAACAAGGAAGATCAAAAATTTTCATTGTCTGCCCCTCCATTCAATCCGCAAATTTAGCACCGGCCAGAATTAAGGCCATTGTAATAACTGTTGCTTCTGCCTCTCCAAATCTCATGCGATAAACTAACATACTTTCAAACTGCGCACGGGTTAGGGACTTATCAAAATAAGCGGTTTTGTCTTTCCACTGGTCTAAAATCTCTTTTGCCATTTTCTTTGTATATTGAGCCATAACGGAAAACCTCTTTTCTTTATATATTCCGCTCCGTTTTCCCGGCGTGGCCTTGATACGCTGAAATGCGTATTTCTCCGGCCTTGCGGGGAAGAATGTGCGGAGGTTCAATTTTCAAGGTACAAAGCACTTAATATCTTTTGTGCCTTTAATATACACTGAATATATTTTGTTGTCAACCCCTAAACACAAAAAATTTTCAGTGCTTTTTAAGCTCTATTTAATGTGTAAAGAAAAGTGTACTTTTCCAGACATACCAGGGGCGAACGGCTCCAGCCTATCCGTCCAGGGCATCTCCGGCCTGATCTGGGTATAAGAAACCGCCGAACCTCCTATCACGGGAGATCGGCGGTTCTTTCATAGTCGATAGTCGCTGGCCGTTTTCAAAGTCGCTCGGCTCATAGTCGATAGTCGCTGGCGATAGTCGGAAAGTCGCTCACTATTCCGACTCATAGTCGCTGGCCGCAGCTTCGATATACTTCTGCTGTAACTCTTCCGCAGAAGCGGCCTCCCCAAGCTGATTATTCGGGGTAAGAACAACTTCCTGCTTATCCTGATAACCCATGTTGTTCTTCATCAGGAAGATACCTGCAACAGGATTGATCTTCCCATTCTGCATATAGTTTTCCATTTGAGCGTTCAAATTTTGATACGCCTTTTTTATAAGGTGGCGGCTCTGGGCGGGAATGTAGGCACTATCTATACCATTCAACCACTTCCACAGAGTTGTTCTATCCACTCCGAAGGCACAGGCCATACCAGCAACACTCGGTTTCATATCATCCTCAATACAAATACCGAAATACTGTCTAATTCTCTCTGAAACCTGTTCAGGCTCTCTCATATCCACTTCCGGCCAGTCCCACATTCTCATAGTGTGTTGCAGATATTTCCGATTATCACCGGGGTCAGTATGGACACTTACTGCCTCAGTCCGATCAGGACGCTTATTCCCACCAGTGCCCTTCGGACGGCCACGGCCCCGAGAGGGAGTCGGTAAATCTACCACTTTATTACTCATAGTCGTTCTCCTTCCACTAATTATTTTCAGTCACCCTTAGTGAGTTTAGTGAATAATTTAGGCTTTTTGCAGTAAAGTCCTCTATATATCACTCTCTATAAGGGGGTTTATACAAGAATTTATAAAAATAGGGGGTAAAAACTGCCTCAAACCCTTATGCCACAAGGCTTTCCGCTAGTGGCGGATTATTCACCAAAAAGTCACTAAAATATCACTAATCTCGAAATCAAGAAATATATTCAGTGATTACACAAAATATATTTAACTATACCGGGTACAACACCACCGAAGACGCTCCATCTTTCTCCAACCACTGAAAATAAACCATCTTGTCAACTCGACAGGCTTCCTCAACAGGGTTATCATTCTGGCACATGAGCATTTCCACTTGTGCGTCTTCCGGGACTGTACTCAATTTGGCTCTCAATTCCTTAACAGTCATGGTCTTTCTCCCTCCCACTTTCACAATAGGCTTTCGCTTTCTCACAAAGTCGGTCAGTGTCTACGACATACCCATCAAGAGCAACCAGACAACCTGCGCACTCTTTCTTACAGGTCAAGCAAGGGCATTCCCTCTGATAATGTCCGCATTCTTCAAACAGCATAGTCAAGTCTCCTTCTTCAATCCGAACATATCAATCAGCTCGTCCATGAACAGGTTTGCGCTCTCTTCATTCCTGAAAGTCGCATAGGCTGTAACGCTATTGCCTTTCTCAACACATAGTCGGGGACGCTTCACATCAGGGAAGTGATAGACACCGATTTTGGTATCACCCTTTACGATCACCATACCCATAAGGCATACTCTCCTTTTCGCATCGAAGGGAGATCATCTTCTCCCTGACCAATTTATCCACCACACGGCCAATTTCATAGTAACCAGACATAATTGCGAGTCGATCTAAGTTCTTTGCTGTCTGTGCCGTGACCAACATAGACACCCGGCGCATATTTTTCTTGTTCACGGAAATCACTTCTCCTTTGTGTTTCTCAGGCAGAACTCATAGAAAGAGGCAAGCTGCTTTGCGGCCTCCTTCATGTCCTCATAGGAACCGACATAGTTGATAACAGACTGTCTGCCAAGATCAGTGACAGTTTTGCATATCTGGTAGAAATAACCGGCTCTCTCATTCTCGATGTTCATTTCTTGGACAGGTTTGAGGAAGGTTGTTTCCTTTGTGAAATACTCACTCCCGTCCTCACAGATCACCTTCGTTTTCTTAGGCGTGACTCTCTTAATGGTGCAAGGCTTGTAGATAGTCAGGCCGGTGTACTGGTACCACCCATAAGTCACAGGCCTTGGAACACATACCCTCATACCGGGTTTGAGATCATCAGCGGGAATGGAAACCTCGAACGAATTTCTCTTGTAGTACATACTCATACCGTTCCTTTCATCTGAATGCCACGGTAACAGGGATAGCCAGAGTAGACCGTGCGGCCATCGTGCCATTCAGGGTGCATTTCCATATCAGCATTAAACCTCTTGGCACTACACTGAAAATATCCATTGGACTTACACCAGATTTTATAGGCATTGAAAAGGGTAGTCTGTCTGGTATAAACCTTCTCTTTCTTCTCGCACTTTTCCTCTAAGAACTGCAAGACAAGATCGTTATCCTTCTCATACTGCTTGACCACCTGACGCATAGCAGGGGACATTTTCAGACCAAACCGCTTATACTTAAAGTAGCCCTCCAAGAGCCAGGTGAAGATCCCCTGCATGGCTTCTGGGGTTTGGAACTCTGTTTTCAGGTTCTTGTCCTGCTCGTCCTCAGAGAAATGCCGATTAAACTCAATCACCCGCACACGGTCAGAGGCAAACAGGCTTTTGTCATTGACAGAGGGGAGGTCATTACAGGAAAGCCAAAGAGTAAACTGCGGGAGAAAAGTGCTGGCCGCTTCATACAAGTTCCGGGCCTTGATCTCTTCGCCACCGGTAAGCTGCTTGATTGTTTCCTCGTCCAGCCGTCCATACTGATTGCTTTCCGCCATAGTGACAAACCGCTTACCCTTCAAAGAGGCCAAAACAGGGCTTGCAGCTTCGGCGTTCTTGGAGCGGTCAGATTTACAGATAATGGACACCGGGGACACAGAGGCATAGTCACCGAGAAGGTGATGAATGGCACTCAGAAGGGTGGACTTGCCGTTTCTGGTGGTCTTGCCATGGAGAATGAACATACATTCCTCATTGGCCGTACCCAGCATGGAGTACCCGAGAGCCTTTTGTAGATAGTCGGCCTTATCTGCGTCATTACAGGTGACTTCCTGAATGAACCGCTCCCACCGAGGGCACTCAGCGTCTTGCAGGGTATAGTCGAAATTGGTCTGCATGGTCAGAAAATCGTGCCAATCATGCTCCCGGAATTCCATCTTTTGGAGGTCATAGGTTCCGTTCCGACAGTTAATGAGGTAGGGGTTTGCGTCAAATTCCTCTGCGGTGATTGGCATGACGCTGGCGGCATCCTTCATGAGCCGGTCACGGAAGCGACGATCACCCATTTTGGAAATGAACTTCATATACTCCCTGCGGCGGTCTTCGTTATCAATCTCTCCGCAATACAAAGCCATCAGGCGGCAAAACTCTTTGATCTTTTCCGCTACCAGAAGAGAGCCAATGTCCTTACGCCACGCACCCTTTGAATAGGTGTACCAACACTTGGCTTCCGGGCAGAAGCGGGTGTCATTCTGATAACACTCAGAGAATAGTTCCGCCATGCCGGACTCGTCCCAAGAATATCCTGTACCGCTGATCTGGTGACTTCTTTCAGGCTTTGCCTCCTTGATGTAGAACATCTTCTGAGAGAGGTCTTTATCCATGATGTACCGGCCATTGGAGAGCTGAAAAAGTTCCTGTTCTTCGGTAGTCAAAATTTCATCTGCCATTTCTTGTCACCTTTCTAACTGATCTCGCTAAGGTCAAAAGCGCACACGCCTGAGAGTCTTCATCCCACCACGCACATTCATTCTTTTTACAATTCATGAACGGGTACTCAGTAGGACTCATGATAGATAAAGGACAAATCTTATTCTCCATCGTTTATACCCCCCCCATAGAAGAAAGCGTTTTTCAGAGCCTTGTCTACATAGGACATGATTTGCGGTGAAAGAGTACAGATACACTTTTTAACACTGGCTTTGTCGATGACCCGTACCTGTTCACATTCCACCATACTTGCCTTTATACCCTTTCCTGTGACAATTACATGGGTAGGCATTTCCATTCTCTTTAGCTTGGAGGTAAGAGGAACTACAATCGTGGTGGGAGAGTGTCTGTTGCCAACATCGTTCTGCACGATTAGCCACGGGCGGTTTCCACCCTGCACCCGGCTCCCGTCCACTATGGGAACATCAATCAGAACAATGTCCCCACGCCTGAAAGATTTCATATTGAAATTACCTCCTGTATCTGGTAACTGAATTCACGATTGTTTCAATCTCACTCCGGGGAAGCGGAGGCTTACACGCTTGCTGATTTGCAAACAGCAACTCTTTGTAAATGTCTGCCTTGGAATACCCCTGATTATGAAGCTGACCGGCCAATGAAGTAAGGCTCAGGTTTCGGCTTCCGGTGGTAATGGGCGGGTACTCCGGTTTGAGTGTGATCTTGCCATGTTCCGGCTTCCGGTAGATAGGTGAGTATATCCGTTGAGAGGGGGAGCAACCGGCACTCTCTTTCGGAGCGTCAGGAAAATACTTGGACACTACATAGTCAACCGCTTCCTGATTTTCAATGATCTCCGAATAAAGCAGGACATTCCCGGTCATGATAAAGTACCGGCTACTCCGATAAATTTCCACGCCATTACGATTGTTGCGGCCCTTGAATGGGAGATTGCCTTTCAGAAGGATGTGAACCCCTCGTCCGCTCCGGCTCTTCTCGGTGTAAGACTGACAATGGCTGATAATGTCCGAGGCCAGTTGATTTAACAGGCCATCGGCAAAGCCATCGTCAATATCAATCCCGATCAGACCATCATCGTTGAAAACATACCCTATCCCGTCATAAATGCCGTTCGCAACATTTAGCACAGCACAGTCAAAAGTGCCCCAAGTGTCAGATAGGACAGAGGACGCAGCTTTCTTCTGGCCGGTCTGCATTGGAACCTTAGAGCCATTCCATACATTGACCCATTGTGTTTTCTGCTTTAGTTCGGTAGGTATCTTTTCATACATGACTGGCACCTCTCAACTCTCATAAGGGGATTGCAGACTCCAATCCCAAGTTTGACCTCCCTTATAGGCATTGCGAAAATAGTTGCGTTTCCCATCCCCGGTGAACCACATATAGTCTGAGGGGAGAACTCGGCCTACATCGGTTTCACCAGATTTTTCAGCATACCACCGGGTCAGAACATCTTCACACAGAGCTTTAATTTCATCATCAATCGGGTTATCTACATCATATCCGGCGAATTGATAAGGAGCGGTTACTACCATGACGATGTTCCCATATCCATAGTCCACCCGGTTTAATGCACACCACACACAGGCCGCTTTCTCAGTATCAGAGGGAATGCCCCTCGCCTCTCCCCATACCATCTTAGAGAGGACAATGATCTCTTCCTCTGACCATAACGAGAGAGAAGGAGAGGGGCTTTCTATCTGGTCAGCCGGTTCGGTCTGAGTGGGAGGCCCCTGCTCATTGGGAACCGGCTCGGACGCACAGGAGGATAGAAGGAAAAGGAAAACTGTAAGGAAGATCAGCCAGACTTTATTCGTCATCGGTCTTTTTCTTCCGGGAAGAGGTCTTCACCGTAGCGAAGAAATACTTCCCGTCCACGCAGACCGGATAGCCGGGGAACCGGTTGCTGGCTCTCTTCTTGCCCTCGTTGTAAATCTGCTCCGCAGCTGCAATAGGCATTTCGCCGGACACATGATCGGCACCGGCCACCATGATATAAGGGACTTTCCCATTATTGTTCACGAATGTCATGAAGACTTCCCCTTTCTCTATTCCACGCTTCCACATCGACACCAATTTTCTTCAACTGCTCTTTACAGAGCCATGTGTAGTCATCCGGCATTTCGTAATGCTGGATAAGCCGGTCATGTTCTACTGAAAAAGCCTCGTAGAACCGGCGCAACCGCTTGGGGCCAAACCCAAGATGAACCATGAGGGTATAAAGAACCATAGCGTCAATATCATCGGTGTATCGTCTATCGGCCTCAATGATTTGCCGGTTGATCTCCATATCCATAGCCTTTTTCTCTGCGGCGGTAAATATTGCCCCGTAAACCTTTCCTCCGGCCTTTTTAACAATCATGGATTACACCTCAATGTCCTCGAAGAAGACCGGGTATCTAACCGATAGGAGGTCATAGAGCATTCGGGCAACTCGGCGCATATCCGGGTGAGCTGCGGGAGCGGAGCGAAGTTTGATGAAGTGCCGCCATTCCCGAAGATTGGCCGTCATGACTACTTCGGTTTTCAGACTGTTCGGCAAAACAGACCGGGCTTCCTGCGGGGAACAACCAATATCCAAGAGGGTAAAATAGTTTTCCTCAGCTTCCGAACAAGCCTTTTTCCACATGGTATAGGGGTAATATCCCGGAGAAGTCCATGCCGGAGAAATAACGGTGATCTCTGTACCGAACTGCTCTTTGCTGTAATTACAGTATCGGGTAGACTCCTGACAATAGGAGGCCAGCCGGTGACGGACGATCTCATGACTCACTCCCCGGTCACAGATAAACCGGACGGTCACAACACCGTGTTCAATGACAGCCTCATGACCTCGCTTCAAAATATTCCTGACAAACTTCTCTGCACTGTCTTCGGTGATCTTGCTCTCAGACTTGTAGCAAGTGCGCCCAGCCTGTTCAATCAGAGAAAGAATGTTTGGATAAGAGGGAGCATTGACAAGCTCCACACTGGGTTCAATAATCTTCATGGTCAGACTCCTTCCACATGACTTGCCAGCATATCCGCTTGATGTGTCCAAAGCACATTTGGATAGGCTCTTACCGCTCTGGTGTAATCGTTCCATTCCTCTCTAGGGCAAAATGCTCCCATGTGATACCTGATACACATGATCTCTTCCTCAGTCAGAGCGTAGAACTGAGAGAGAAGCATGACAGACTTATCCCCGTGCCCTTTCAGAAGCGTGTCCGGGTTATACTCCCAACGGAGAGGGTCTTCAATGATTGTTCCATCCAGAGTAAAACCTTGCCGCTCAGGTCTATACTGGTCAATTTTGCAGAGATCGTGGAACATTCCAACCAGATATGGAGATCGGCAATCCCTCCATTTCAACTGACAACTCTCAGTCAGGCCAACCAAGTGCTTTGTCACGGAGAGGGAGTGGTCAAAGAGGCCACCTTCATAATTCCCGTGATACTTGGTGGAGGCAGGGGCACAGAAAAAGCCGTTTTTCGTAAGCCAGTCAATCATGTTGACTGTAACTAAAGGGCTTCCGTCCGGGAGTTTCATGAAACCCAAAAGGGCATTGAGCCTTTGATTGTCAGTCATGACAGGCACCTCCCTCATACTCGGGCCGGTGAACGCTTCTCTCGGAGTCAAACCCTTCCGGGTATCTCTTCCGCAGCTTCTCAACATTGGCCGCAAAAATGTCATCCAAGTTCTTCCCGATTGCAGAAGCCGTAATTGCTAGATACCACGCTACATCACCAAGTTCCTCAGCAATGTGTTCGGTATCGAGAGAGTGTCCCTGAAAGGTTGCTTTTTTTATAATGTCAGCCACTTCACCGGCCTCACCACACAGCCCAAGTGCGCCGTTCATTATCATGCTGTGTTCGGAATAGTTCATGTCAGCCGTCCTCAGAGCGGCCTTTTGATACTCATTTCCCGTCATGGTCAGCAACCTCCATTTCCAACACAGTCATGATTGCGTAATTGGCAAGGTCAATCAGCGTGTCCCTGATAGACTCGTCATCAACCTTCTGCTCCCCAGAACGGGAAAGGGTCTTGAACCGGTTGAACTTATCTCCCAGCCTGATACGGGCCATAGCCATACCCTCTTCAACAAAGGTCTGGTGAAAACTGTCCCCGTAATCGTGATTTTTCCGGGCATAGAGATCATTGATTTCTTCGCAAATCTCCAGGTGCATTTGCACCTTTGTCTTTGTCGTGGTCAAAGTATCTTATCCTCACTTTCCACAGGTTTTTCAACAAACCATTGGAGAGGGAGAGGGTAGATAACCGCTCTCCCTCGTCCAGTTTCACCCTAACAGGGATTTCCAGTCAAAAGAGGGCTTCTTTGCCGTCTGGGAGGCCGCAGGAGAGGGTTTAGAGGCGGGGGAGGGTGTAGTAGATACCTCTCCTTCCTCCCAGCCCTCAGAGGGCCGCTTATCAGCCAGTCTAGCGAATGTGACGGTCTTATCCGGCTTATTCTTATTCGGCTGAACATCATGCTCCACATCACACTCAATGAAGCACCCCACGAGGTCTTCATGGTCGATCTCAGTCAGGGAGAAATCATTGAGAGCGGTCTTGGCAAAGTAACTGAAAGCGTTCAGGGCACCTTCATTGGGAGAGCCATCGGTTTTCAGCAGAGAGAAGCGTTCAATGTGCTTGGCTCCGCTCTGAGTCTGCATGGTGATCTCCAACTTGCCAAAGGCTTCCTTGTAGTTGACCGCTGTGATCTTGAACACATGAGTCCCTTCGGGAATGAGGGTAAATCCCTCACTCAATCCAATTTTCGCCATTGTAGGTGTCCTCCTTAAACTTCGTTGTTTACCGGGAAGATGATACCTACAAGCTCGTCTTCATCATCCGGTAACTCTGGATATTGCTTAACCAACAGAGCCTTAGCCACGGTGGAATTCGTGTCAAGGTCATAAGCATACAGGATTTCACACAGATCGGACTTCTCAATCAAAGACCAGTCATCGTTACTGATCTTTATGGAGATAGTGCCATCCTTGGTCTTGAAGACCCGAATGCAATCCTTGATACCACCATCTGGATAGGGCATAATGGCCTCTGCCAGTTCTGCGTATTCGGTATGGCCGATCTGGTCAATCATCTTGTCAATGGCTTTAGGCATCTCCTGAATGGCTTCCGCTGTCACGCTCCTTACCGTGGGAGGGATAAGCATAAACACAGAGGGAGAGGCCAGCCATCGGTCAGCAAACGGGAGATCATCAACTCCCCGCTTATAAATGACACCGCTGGAAGCAAGGGACTTCACGAATTTTTCAAACTTCATAACGCACCTCTTACTTCTTTCTGCCTACCCAAACAGCGTAGACGATACAGGCCATCAACTCAACCATGACAGTAGCCAGGACACCGGCCACAAAGGGGTCAATATACATCGTTCAATCCTCCTTAATCGCTTTCGGGGTAATTCGATAACTGTCTTCCGTGGTGGTGTACTTCTCCAACACACCGTCTGCTTTCATAGCGTCCTTGTTGATCTTGGAAGTGGAAGTACGGCTGACCTCCCAAGTGTAAGCCTTTCCGGTGATAGACACCTTCTTGTCCCCATCCCGGAACTGAGTCATAGCGGACTTCTTAATCAGGTCTGTCAAGGTCTTGTACCGCTTCTCGTCCTCCGCCACCTCTGCGGCATGAGCGTCCAATTTGGCTTTCAGAATTTCCGCCTCGGACACCAGATCAGCCAAATCGGTTTCCGGGGACAGGTTATTGGTACGGAGAACCTTCAAGATTTCTGCGTCCTTCTTCTCGTCATAAGCGGGAGAGAGGCCGGTTTCCACATGGTCTTTCCACCATTTCAGAGCCGGTTTCACATACCGCTTCTCAAAATCCGGGTAACGCTCAGACACCTTGAAAGGCCGGGTAATGGTGTTTGCGGAGCTGCACACAAAATTCTCAGGGGCCTCATAGTCAGAGGGGTCAAGGAAAGAGGCTACCATGATAACACTGTCCACTCCCAGAAGGTGAGCATAAAGCGCAGCTTGCAGGGCATAATACTCAGGAATATCCTCAGCCCAATCCTCTACCCGCTTGGAGGTCTTCATTTCAAGCACAGCTCTAGGCTTTCCGTTCTTGTCACACAAAAGATAATCCCACATACCGCCGAAGACGGCCACATCAGGAAAGAAATCACCGAAAGTCCTTTTGAAGTAATCCTCCCCGAACCGATCAGTAGGAGTTACCAGATTGCTCATAAGGTAAGTGTCCCTCATGTACTCCGCCTGTTTCGGCTCGATAACCTTACCGGCCCTGGTGTAAATGGTGTCTTCAAAGGTCTTCTGGTAGGTACGAGTGATCTCGCACCATACCTCGAAAGGAGTAGACCACGGGTTCAGCCCCAAAACGGTAGCAAACCGGGTTGCCGTCAGCTTCTTAGGACGCTTGGGCGGCACGATCTGAATTCTGTTGTCAAGCCATTCCATGATCGGAAACCTCCTTATAATTTTTGAAATTATCCTGGGCGCAATTCTCAACCGCCTTATCAGGATTGTTCCCATAGACCTTACAGCAATCGGAGGTCATGTCCACATTTACACATTTGCGGCAATCAATTTCCAGCATTTCTTAACCCTCCTGCGAGTCGTAGGCTGTTAACATTTCATTAACACCTGCAATCAACTGGTCACACACATCCGCTGTAATCTTCGTGAACCCCTCGGTCTTTACCGCAACGCTCTGAACAAAAGACTCCTGTTCAGGGTCGAGTTCCATGAGCTTTTTCAGGGAAGTTTTCAGATTGGAAATCTGTTCCTCGCTGGCGGCATTCTCGGGAGCGGAAGTCAATTCAGACTTGATCTCCTGCCGCTGTTCCTGAGTGACAGGAGCTTTCCGGGTTTTCTTGGGAAGCGGAGTAGGAGCTTCCTGACCATCATCCCCACCGGAGATATTGTCAATGCTGTCGGCCTCGATAATGTCAAGTACCAACTGCCAGAGATACCGGCGAATGTAGGTGATAGAACTGCCAAGGGCTTGCATTTCATTCGTAACCACCTTACCGGTGTTCGAGATGATAGGGGCAATCTGAGTGAAAGGAACCTCAAAGACAACCGGCTCTTCCTCACGGTCATCACAGTTATAGACCTTAGCGGTAGCGAAGTCCTTTCCAACGGTAGGAACCATCAGAAGACCAACCTCTGCGAAGATGGACTCAGCGGTGGGAACAATGTCTTGCAGCTCGAAGTACATGAACTCCAAGTGAATGTTCTTACCGGTCTTCTTCACCCCGGCTTGCAGGAACTTCAACCGGGCCAACTGCAACTTCGCAAGGGCATTCATGGTGCTGTAATCAACAGCGGGAGCGGGTGTTTTGGTAGCCATCTCTTATACCTCCTGAAATTTCTTCAAAAATTTGTGAGAGCTGATATATTCATTCGTCTTGGCTCTCTGCTTTCCTGCGGCCCTACGGCGGCTAAAGAAAAGCCGTCTGCGCTCTGCTCTTCCGGGATTTTTCTTCATATTGAACCCTCCAATAATTTCAAAAGATTTCGTTTTGTGACAGCAATCATTGTGTTACCGGTCAACATTTTCCACCGGAATTTCCGGTCTTTCGGAACAAGATCAAGGTCTTCTGCTTGAAAGCGAAGATCGAAGTCATGAACAGTATGACCGTCTGCATGGAAGGAAACAGGGGAGTCCCTATCCCACTTCAAGAGAAGTTTCCACAGATCGGGGTACTCTTTTCTGAGAATTCGTAGCTGGTCTATCCCTTGATTGTGGCAAAACCAACACCCCCCCCGTGTTGCCGTGGTATAGATCGGAGAAAGTAACCCTCTCTCTTCACACCACTTCCGACAATCGGCCTCTGTCCATCCGATTTCTACTAAGGGCATTTTGAACCCCGGCTTATCATGCCTCTGTATGCGCTCAGGCTCGTCGGCGGCTATGCCAAGGTACTGCACAATATTTGTTCCAGCTCCTTGTGCAAGGGAGCTGCGTGAAAACCCGGCGTTTGAGGTCGCTGGTACACCACGGGCCTTTGATGATCGGGAACCCGAGGATAAGACCCGTCTTTGAGCTTCTTGCACCATGCGCTGACCGTGAACGGGAACCCGTTGCAAATTTCGGAGTTTGAGTCTGCTGTTGCACCATGGAGCGAGGCGGGGTGGGAACCCGGCAATCGGAGATAGCCCCCCCCCTTCACCGAAACGATCTAAGGTTTTTTTCTTTCTAACAGGAACATGGTAAAACAGTTTCTCATAGGTCAATTTCTCGCCGTTCCGAACAGCACATTGATGTTCCACTTCAATCCCGTATCGCTCTCGAATGATTTCGTCCGCCCTTGCTTTGAACTGAACCATTGGAGGCAAATCAGCCGGAATATCATCGGTGGCCCAAACCTCAGCATGAGTAATTCGGTCAAGCGGCCAGCCAAGCTCTTCAATGGCTCCTAAACAAGCTAAACTGTCTTTACCATAGGAGAGTGAAAGAACATACTCGGTGTTAGGTTCTCTTTGCATACCCTATTCCTCCAATAAGGACAACAGGGATTTCTTCACCTTGTTCACTTTCCGAGTGTTCCTCTTAGGGGGCTTCTGCCCTAGAAAATCACGGACATACCGCTTTGCCAGTCGGATATACCAGTCACGGTCAACTACATCAATGGTCAGGTGATTATCGTTGTCCACAACACATCTCGAAGGAAGACCGGCAATTTTGACCGGAGTTCCGGTGGTAAGGTGCATTTTGTAGAGTGTCCCGAACCGGTGATCTTCGGTGGCATATACACGATTGACCTTTTGCACCACCTGTAACTCTCCGTCTACCTCATGCAAAGCATCACCATACTTGCTTCCGGCCTTAGCTATCAACTGGAAATCTAAGAGCCGGTCACACTCCATAATGGTCTTCTCCACCGGCACACCGTAGGCCAGATAGTCTTCAACAGCTTTTGCAACGATACAGGCATTGTTATTGATGTTGAATGCTCCACCTTTTAGGTTTTTCCATGTCGGAAGACCCATTGCGGTAAAATCAATCTTGGCATTGGTAATTGCTCCCCTGACGAGGACTCCGCCTTTGATTTTCGGCTCCCCTTTGAATGGAACCTCTACATAATTGTTCACATCTTTCTGGCAGATCATCTTTATCAGGTCTTCTTCCAACTCAAACCCGGTACGCTGTTCCCATTCCTGAGTGATCTCCTGATACCGGGTAACATCGGAGTCATCAAGGCTAACCATGATACCATCAGTGTTAAGCTGGATGATTTTCAGTGTAGGGCATTCCTGAGTGAGATGGACGGCCATTTCAAGTAGCTGCAACTGGCCTGAGATACATACTGACCGGCCCATGAGAGGGTCATAGAGGTCGTTATACTGATTGAGCATAGCTCCGTAGGTAGTGTTCAAAACCAGTTTCAGGGCGTTTGCGATTGCGTCATCACCGGCCTTTTTCGCCTTAACACGCCGCTCAATGGTGGCGGCATACACATCGGGGGAAGGAATGTTCCGGCTACAATACCCATTCAAGATCATCTGGTGAGGATAGTAGCTGGCAACATCTTTGTTCCGAATGGAGCGAGTTTCCGTGGCTTCTTCCCGGTAACAGGGAATTGCGCCGTGAATACCGCCGTAGGCAATCGTACAAGGGCAATCTCCCACGGTGATCTCCAACTTTTCCTTGAATACTACCTCATTGGGAATACTCATATCTTTCAGCCGGTCAAAGAAGTCAAACACCTTTTGCGGGATATACTGCTTCAACAGAGCCGGTGGGTACTGGTACTCACGCTCGTCATAGTGGGGCTTCGGTTCTGCGTCAAGGTAAGCTGCGGTCAACTTGGCATTGGTCATATACAGTGCCTTTGCCGGATAAATCCCTTTCTCTTTTCCCAGAGTAAGTTTGCTGGAAAGATAACCCTGTCGCAGATCGTCCAACTGGTCAGTTGCGTCAACATCATGTTTGCAGTAAAAAATGACTTCATCAAGTTCCTGCTGATTGAGAGGCCGGTTGATATTGAAACTTACCGTTGTTTCCCGAATATCCATCCCTAAGTGCGCTTCAATAGCTTTCAAGGATAGACCCATCTGGCAATCATCCATGAGGTCATACTGGTCAAAGTAGACTCGGCTCTCACGGAGATCAGGGTATTCCCACCCCTCATGCCCCTGCACGATGATAAAATCATTGACTGCTTTAACCTGTTCCGGAGTATAATCACAGAGGACGGCTTTCAAAATGAACTGGTCATAGTGCTTATTATTGAAGCCTCCCAGAAGGGGTTCTTGCTCCATGAACTGGCGCACGGCCTCATTATCGTTGTGGATGACTGTGTACTCTTTCGTGGTCTTATGCTTGAAGACAAAGAGCCAATCGAAAGCGAAAACCTCACAGTCAAAAATATAGCGGTCATCTATCATCGGTCACATAGATACCTCCTTTTGCAAATTCCTCCCCATTGTTCAGCCATTGCCTCAGCAATTCCAAGAAAGGTCTTAGAACGAATTTTCGGGTCACGCTCTTTTCTTCCCTGAAACCTTCGATAATTCCCATGTGCGTCTTTACATCCGCCATTAACATACGGGGTAACACCCTCTCTGATAATTTTTGTAGGGACAAGGGGGGGGGAGATTTTTAAGCCAGAAGCAAGTCCGTTTTGTATAGGGGTGCCCGAACTGCCAAGGTTGAACAGCTTGTGTGTACGGTGGTAATTGATGAATTTTCCCAGGAGTAGGGTTCTCAACACAGATTTTCTCACAATCGGCATTCAAGAATTTCATGAAAAATGCTTTTGCTTCAATAGCTTTCTTCATGCGCTCTTGATTGATCTGCCCTTTTACTCTCAATCTAACTGAACCTGCGTTTGTCAAATAAGTGCAAGGAGGAAACGCAATCAATAAATCCCATTTTCCAATAATAGAATGTAGATCACCGTCCATTGTGATAAAGGGCTTATTACCGTTAATAAGAGGAATTACATCCCCTTTAATGTGCCATTCTGGGTGTCCACCGGAACACTCTTGTGTGTCACAGGAATAGGCTTCATGACCTAATTTACGAAAAGCAATGCACACAGCCTGACTTTCTTCACAGGCTACAAGAACTTTCACATTACCGCCCCCTCTAACCAATGACAGCCTAGTTTGCGGTAAGTGGTACAGCGTTTCTTGAAACTACGGACGAGATACTGAATACCGTTATCTACATAATCATAGACAACAGGTGTCACCTTTCCTTCAAAGGTACGGGCAACCCGGCCTACACTCTGGGCGATCACGGCATAATCCTTTTGGGGAGTCACCAGATAGAGCCGGTCAAGACGGGGAATGTCCAGCCCCTCTTTTGCCAGTGCATAGGTAGCGAAGAGGAAGTGTTTTTTACCGGCCCTCATATCCTCAATGGCTTTTTCTCGTTGAGCTTTACCCTTTTTGGAAGTCATCTTTCCATCTACCATGACGGACTTATCCCTCAATTCTTTTGGTAAATGCTTCATGAGATATTCCAACTGCGAGAGCCTATCGGAGAGAATGAGATTGTAGTGACTACCGTTAGTCACCAGATCACAGACGATTTGCCCGTTCCGGCGAAAATCCTCAGCCAGATAATTTACCAGCTTGGCATAGATGATTGTGCCGTCCGTATCAAGGAACTCTTTGCTTAGGCCAATTTGTGTGTACCGGGGAAGAATGCTGACAGTCATAATCTTGTCCGCTACGGCCTCGTCTGGCACTTGATAGGCTATCTTCCCGAGTAGGGCGTAGGTAGCTGCAATCATGCCATCTGCCCGGTGAACTGTTGCAGAGAGGCCGTATTTGTGTCGTGCGGCCAGAGCATTCAGTACCTTAGAGAACTGTGTGACTGCGGTAGGTGTACCGGCTACCCGGTGGCACTCGTCCACGATGACACATCCCCAAGTGTCCTTATACCGGGCAAGGTCAAGGTTGCACATGGTCTGAACCGTAGCGAAGGTGATACCCCTTCCAATGTGAACTCTTCCCTCAGTGATCGTGCCGGTCAAGTCAGGGTTCATATACATCTCAGCCCGGTTTTTGCTTTGCAGAAGCAAGTCCCTTGTATGGGTCAGCCATAGCGTCTTTTCGCCTATCTCACAGGCCAAGGCAATTCCAATCTGGGTTTTCCCTGAGCCAGCTGCACTCTGCAAAATTCCTTTCCCAGACTCCACCAGAGCGGCTTTCGCCTGTTCTTGATAATCATAGAGAGGGATAACACACTGGAAATCTACCGGCTCCTGCTTTGCAAAAGCCATGGACACATCAATGAAGGGGGATAGCCTCAGCACATCATTGAAGCAACCATACGGGAGAACCAGCGTGTTTCCATCCCATTCCATCAGGTACAACTTCTGGGGAGTGTTCCCGAGCCATAGGTTCATTCTGGCCTTTTTGGTGTAGTCCGGGTTTGCCAGCACCAGATTTTTCTTACACCACGCAATCAGTTCCGGGGATGGGTCTTCTATGCGAAGCCGGTTTGATACTACCATCCGCATTTCAACACCCACGCTTCTAGCGGAAGCCCACACTGGCGAATATCCGATAGGTAGATGGATTTTCGGTTCAGCATGAAGCTCTCCATGTCTGCCAGAGATAGGAACCAGATTTCTCCGTTTGTCAGGAGAAGAGCGAACCACCCTTCACCATTTCCGGTTTGCCTCCACAACCTCATAGCGGAATACTGATTTTCTTCAATCCGATCAAGACGGAAAATGTCTTTCTCGCATACCTTACAGTCAATGGGGTAGGTGTAACCGTGTCGAGCGGCAATCACATCGAAAGGCTGACCCTGCTTGTTCTGAGCGAGGTTATGCGCCCAGAAGCCAAAATCAGAAAGCCTACGGCATAGCATCTGCTCGAAGGAAGTGCCTACCTTGCGATTATCATTGGTCATGGAAATCACTCTCCATTTCCGCAATGTGTACCGTCAGGTCATGAACCTTGGCTTTCAGGTCGGTAATAGACCTTGCCAGATTGCTTTCCCGGTCAGCCTGTTCCTCCCGTAAAGCTCTGAAATACTTTAGAGTGTCAAAGCCCATATACTTGTCAATCAGGTATTCGAGATCATCAACAGAGAACAGGGTTTCGTTCTTTCCGTCTATCAGCGTAATAACCCTTGGGTATTGCATATCTTCTCCTTTCTCACCGCCCCTTCCGGGGCGGGATGATATGAGATTTGGGATTAAACGCAGAAGCCGAAGGACACGCCAAAGGAGTTGCT